AGATGGGGATGTCTGGATGGCCGTTGTGGAGGACGATCTGTAGGTTCGGAAAGTAGGTCTGCCAAGGAGCAAACATGGCGTACTTGCCTTCTGTGTTGCTTAATGGGAGAGGTGTTGGATACTCCACATCAAGGTTAAGCGATGTTAATTTTGTGCAAGTGACCTCACTAGTTTCGTAGACGTGGCAAATCTGGCTACCATTAGCTAGGAAGAAAACGATGGGGCCGTCCCTACACATTTGGTGTTGGGTGGAACGGTGGATTTCTTCGAAGAAACCTTCAATGGGGTCCGGAAGTTCGGGACGCCCTACATCGAAGGTTCCTTGGTTGATGGTAACGCTGGTAAGGCCGATTCTGGCTGTCTTGGAAACGTTTCCGGATCTGTCGATAAGAGGGATGTTAGCGTCGGTTTTGGTAAACATACGGTACATGAATGAGCTCCCTTTGCCGTAAGAGGTGTTTGGTTGCAAATTGAAATAGACGTACACCTTGAACTTGACGCGGCGGCGACGGCGAACCATCTCCTTCCACATCTTGGTATCGGTGTAAGCATTGAAGTAACTATTTTGGATAAACAGAACTAAAAGATCACGGACGGACAGTTCTATATCTTCGGTGTAGGACCCATCTGTGATGAGGGGCCAGGCCATTTCCTTGAATGTACGAATGTTCGTTTCTTCAGAAGGTGCAGATGGCATGACTTCCCCCTCAGTGGGGATAACAGCGACAGTAGAAGTGGGGTTAAGGACTGCGATATTAGCGGCGGGTTCAACAACAAAAGAGGATCCTGCTGTAAAAGCATCGGTGTTGGGATTGCGTTGGTCGTCAGGGAGGGCGGTAAATAGCTCGGTTTCCGGGACCGAGGATTGGTTCATGTTTGGTGTGCTAGTCATTTTTGGTTAGTAGTTGGGATGGTGCGGGAAATCCATTGAACAGAGGTTTAGCTCCATGATAGACGTCCACACGATTGGGGATCACAACAGTGATTCCGTACTCTCCCAAAGCACGGACAATCGCTTTAGTTTTGTAGTCGAAGGTCTCGTCATCGCATTTGGCGTACTCGCGAATCATCTCATTGGAGAGAATGGTAGTCGCTTGGATAACAGGTAACTGTTTCCGCTTCCAATACCAGATATTGTCGATGACGCTTTCGTCGAGGACTCCAACGAACCTGCTCAACTGAGGATCAAATCTCCACGCCCGCTTTAGGAAGCGGAGGGCCGAAAAGTCCACAGAATTGACAATGGTTCCGTTTTTGGAGGCTGGAGTGACTGTGAAGCCGACATCCAGCATGGCCTTGACGAATTTAACGTAGTCTATGGTGTCACCGTCCCATGAAAGGACAGCATCATCACCATACGTTATGAGGGTGATGAATTTCTTGAGTTCTGCATAAGGGATCCCGGTAATTTTGTGTATGCTGCACAGGCAGGCTGTCTCGTTGTGGACGCCATTGCATTCGCCTGTGCACCGTACACCGCTGCCGAGATGTTTCCCAGCCCAGTAGAGGACGCCCATAAACATGAAGTAAAGGGTCACAATGCTGGCTGCAGATGCGAGGTAAGTGTTAAGGCAGCTCATTCTGAAAGCTTCCCAAGGAACATCTCCGGAGAGGAAATCCTCGTAAAGCGGAAAGGCTGCGCGCATGAGTTTGTCCCGAACACAATTGCGGGTTCGTTGGTTGTTGGTTCTCCACGCATCTTCGTTGTCAGTGGAACCAAACATGTAACGGTGGCCATTCATTCCTGTTGAATTGGAGTGAAGAACACCGGTATGCTGGTCCATACGGGCGTGGTCGGCATCATTGAAGGTGTCGTGCTTGAGGATCTCTTTGGCGAGATAGTGCCATTCTTTGTCCACATCCATGCCAATCTTGTTGGAGATAAGATCCCTGTTGCGCGTGCGGGCTTCGATCCAGCTTCCATAAAGGAAAGCCAGAGCGATGCTGTGGGCCTTAGTTGGGCAGGCGACCATGCGAGGTTTGTTAACC